TAGGCACTAGCGGCACAGTTTAATTGACAATTGATTAAAGAGGGCGGGAAACCGTCCTCTACTCATTAAGGGTGCGATAGACACCATTGAGAAAGGAATGATTAAAAATGGCAGATGAAACATATCAAAATGTAGTGCATAAAAGAATGGGCGGGAAAATGTTTGTAATCCCCACGGGCTGTACGGGAGTTGTTGAAAGCGGCGGCGTGTTTAACGTTGAATCAGGTGGAAGTATTGCCATTGATTCCGGCGCAGCGTTGGCAATCAATGGAACGAACTATATCGATACAGGCGGACGCATAGTCCAGCAATATGAATCAAAGACAACAGCAGATGCCAGCGCTACTCTTGCCGCGTATGGCGTGAGTTATGTTGCAGGGTCAACCGCAGCTGCGAATGCTACATACTATTTACCAACGGGCATTGCAAACATTGAAAAGACAATTGTCACAAATGGACTTGCAACAGGAGCGGTAATAGTAACATGTACTGGTTGCCAGATAGGCTACAGCACTGCGCTTGCATACGTGACACTCACCGCCAGTACTTATAACGGCGGAGTTGTAAAACTCATAGCACAGACGTCAACACAGTGGATAGCATTATTCAAATCCAGTGAGTTTGTAATTTCATAACGCAGGGGCAGCAATGCCCCTTATTTTTGAAAACAATTGAAATTTTTATAGAGGGAGAGTGATTTTAATGGCAGTAGAATTCATTGGTACATGCTATGCGGGATATGTTTGGGAAATTAGGGGAACCTCCACTGATACAAGGCCGACCGTTGGCCCCGGCGATAGTACTTTGGGGTCTGGAAGTGTATTCAGAGAATTAAATACCAGTAAGGTTTGGGAATACAGCGTAGCTAATACCAATCCATTAACAACAGATGGATGGTGGGAGGTGATTTAATTGAGCAGGGCTTTAAACAATGCATTAATTCCCCATAATGCCGCACGTTTGGCATCTATTACGCAGTACTTTGTTGCAGCAGTGGACACGCCAAATCCATCAAGAGCACACTATAAATGTACTGGTGCAGATGACCAAATAATTATAAACCAAGCCTTGACAGAATGTGCTGGCAGTAAGGTTACGCTACTTGATGGCAACTACACTATTTCTAACCCAATTATACCTCAGAACGCTACTGAAATTGAGTTAATGGGTAGTAAAATCAAAATAAAGAATGCCGTAATAGCTAATCTTACAGTCGATGCAACGGCAGGACAGGCTGATGTAACAGTCGATGATGCCAGCGGTTTTTTTGCCGGTCAATGGGTTATACTTAATGATAGTAATGGTACTGTTCAAGGTGGATATTCCGACCAAACACGTTTTGAGGGCGATTGTGCAACAATCCTTAGTATTAACGATAATACAGTTACACTATCAAACGACCTATTTTATACCTATGCTGTATCTGAGAGCGCAACATTAAGCACATGTCCGTCGGCGTTTTTAATTGATACAAAAAATAATATTAAAATTCATGGCAGGGGTACAATTGATGGCAACAAAGCAAACCAAGTGGATGTCCAGCCAACAAAAAAAGTAGACGCAACAAGAGTAGAAGAAACAAGAGCCAGTACGGGAATTTATATATATAACTCTTATAATATCGATATTGAAGGGTTAACAATACAAAATACTGTACTCCATGGTTTAACTGTACACTCATCGTATAAAATCAGAGCCTTATATAATCATACCAACGGTTGCCATGACAAAGGCATACTTGCTACAGGCGCTTACGATAGTATAATTAAAGGTAACATTTGTGAGAATGCCCAGTTTGAAGATGGTATTAGTATTTATGCAAGCAATTACGAAATAACGGTTGATGATAACATTTGTATCAATAACCCTAGATTCGGGATTAATGTGCAACAAAGTGCTAACAATATTGATATCAGTTTGGCAAATAATATTTGCAAAAATAACGGGAAAAACTTTTTCTTCGGAGGCTTAAGATTATCATCGGTAAACGATATTTCAAATGGTGGATTAAATGATTCGTATTACAGTGTTACTCTAGCTGGGATAGATATGACTATTACTAATATGCGGTCTGTTGTAGGGGATAAAGGTAGAGGCGCATTCTTTATTTATGGAGATTATATAAGAATATTCGGAGGTACGGCAGTTGGCAGTACAACGACATCAGGTGATGGTCAGGCATTCTGTATTGCAAATGTGGGTACATCGTATGCAGACAATGTGACGATTAATGGCATGATGATACGTGACAGTAAGGTAGGAATTCTTGCAGGAACAGGGATAACAAATGTAAAAGTAAAAGATAGCTTTTTAGTGGGAAATACCGCAGATACAACTGACAATAGCGGGGGGCAGCTGGTAATAAGTTAATAAATATGTAATGTAATTATGACAGTTTTAGAAATTTAAAGTAGATACTTTTAAGGAGTGATTTTATGGATGAAAATAGGGCAGAACTAAAAAAACTTGTTTGTAAAATATTTAAGATTATTCCAAGTTATTATGATGAAACAGAAGCAAACGAGATTGAGGAATTGATTACCCAATATGTTAATAATATTTTAAAGCAAAGGTAATAATTTTTCTTTTGCTTCATTAAATGCACGCAAAATATGACGTTCTAAACAAATGACTTGTTCACCAAAGTGAAAGCAAATATCGGAATAGTCATTTGATATATTAAAGTTGGATTTAATTGTTGCGTTAGGCATATAATGATTATCCGAATCTTCATGACATAATGCGTCCCTAATGTATTTAATTAAATCCGTTACATCTTTAACTTTTGGAGTTATTACAATATTATCAGTAAAAGAGATTCTTGATGTGAATTTTTCTGTTTTATACATAAGATCACGAAGAATTATTAACATCTCAGTAAATGCTGACTTTAATAAAGGGTGTTGTGTATTTTCATTGTTAAATATGCCTGTGCCCAGGATGACTTCGATACGAGAAATCTCCATTTTTGCATCAGATTTAGTAAAGAAATCTAAGCACACAATAGCACTCCCATTAATATTGTTTAAGATAATATGATAACATAAATTTACAAAACAAACAACTTAGTTATCGCGACTTTGGATTAAATAACGCAAGACGGAGCTTGTTTATACAGGCTTCTTTTTTTTGTTATAAAAGGCAGGTGAGAAATATGTACAAAGTTAGAATGAAAACAAGATGGATGAGTCCAGGGGTATCATGCGCGCCCGGAACTGTATTGGACGTTGAGGATTATATTGGCATACAGCTGATTGAATCAGAATGTGCGGAATTAATCAGCATATCTAAGACCGAAACTGAGACTCAAATGATACGGATACCCGAAAATACCATGATGCCAAAACCAATAGCAAAGAAACCGGTGAGAAAGAGGTGACATTATGTTTCCTGACAAATGGGCATTGAAAATAAAAACAGAACCCGCAGAGGAGCCATTAACAATTGCTGACGTCAAGGCTCACCTTCGAATTGACTCGGGAACTATAGCGGATTCCATAACCGAAACGCCATCAATCAATGTTGCCTCTTACAGTACGGGTACTTCTACCGGCGCAGGCGTCGATGTGATAGGCAATTCCGTTGTCGCTTGTGCAGTGGCCGGAGCGATAAATGCAGGCGCGACGGTTAGTATTCACCTTGAGGAATCGGATGACAATGTTACTTATGCGGATGTGGTAGGGTCAACGTTTACGTCTTTGTCAACGGCAAACCAAAATTCGGTTGTTGAAAAGGAATATACCGGCACAAAACAGTACGTGCGCGCGAGCGCTACGGTGGCGGGAGATGCAGTTTATGGCGTGAACATCTTGGAATATGCGCCGGAATCCGCAGAGGATACGGAACTGGAAAGTTTTATAACTATTGCAAGAGACATTGTACAGGATTTTACCGGGCGTAGGCTGATTAATCAGACATGGAACTATTATATTGACGAATTCCCTTGCAAAGACCATATAAAAATACCATATGCGCCGTTAGTTTCGGTTGCCTCAGTAAAATATACCGATTGCGACGGAACAGTAAATACCATGAGCACAGACGATTACATTGTTGACACAAACTCAGAGCCTGGCAGAATCGTGCTTCAATATGATGGAAGTTGGCCATCGGAGACTTTATATCCGGTGAACCCGATCAACATTGAATACGTGGCTGGTTATGGAGGTTCAACGAGTGTTCCCAAAACCATCAAGCAGGCCATGAAATTAATAGTTGGTGACCTTTATGAAAATAGGGAAAATTCCAGGGATACAAAATATGGAGAACTTAAAGAAATTCCGCTGGCTGCTAAAAGGTTGCTGGCAAATAAAAGGGTGTGGATGTGATGAGAGCAGGAGAACTTGATAAGATAATTACAATTCAATACGCTGCGAAATCAAAAAATTCATTTGGTGAAAATATAGAAACTTGGGCGACTCTGGCGGCAAATGTATGGGCAAATGTGGAGTTTACAACAGGAAATGAGAGATTTTTACAGCAAGAGAGAATAGCGGAAACTACGGCAGTATTCAAGATACGTCTTAGGACGGATATTAACTCAACAAGACGAATCAAATACGGTAACCGCTATTTCAATATACTGTCAGTGTTTCCCTCAAAGGAAGATAGCCAGAAGCTTGTTATCATGGCAAAGGAAGTGATCTAATGGTAATTGAAGAGGCGTTAATAGCTTATTTGTTAACACAATCCGGCTTAACTGCATTAATCTCAAATCGGGCCTATCCTTTAAAGTTACCACAAAATCCGACGCTTCCGGCAATCGTCTACCAAAAAATAGATGCTCCACGACTACAAGGATTTAGCGCTGATTACGGGGTTATGACGCGGATTCAAACAACCTCTTGGGCTTTGACCTATACCGGGGCGTCAGCAGTACAAGAACAGATTCGGGCGGCTGTACAGAATTGCATGAATCAGACAATGAGCGGAATGTCGGTCAAAAATATTGAATTTGACGAAGGCCCGGATAGTTACGAGGATGATACCGAAAGATATGGGAAAATAGTAGACCTCATAATCTGGCATACGGAGGGATGAGATGAAGCAGGTAAACAAGGAAGCGTATGGAAAATTGCAAAAGAAACGTAAAAATGTAAAGCGCACGAAACATAGATTTTGGCAGGTAGACGTTCATTGAGACGTCTTATTTTATGCCTGGGGAGGTGAGAGAATGTTTTTTCATGGCAAAAGTTCAAAAGTTTACTTAAACGGGAATCCAATGTCGAGTTACATGGACTCCGTTAACGTCAGCATGTCGGCTGATACCGTTGAAACTACGACCTTTATCGACACAGCAAAGAAATACGTCATGGGGTTGAAAAATGCCACGTTAACGGCGGAGGGATTCGGCGCAGGTTCGACAGGGGAAATCGACCAATATCTTGATGACGCCATATCTACTGATGAAAATATCTGGAACTGGTACCCGCGCGAGGCTGTCGGTATGCCGGGATATGGGATGAAGGGTTATGACACGCAGTATGATATCAAAGCATCTGTTTCCGGAGCCGTAAGGGTGGCTGCAGCATGTCAAAGCAATGTTGGCAAGGAACCTGTCATGTGCATACGCGCAATGGCGCAAGCAACCATATCAAGTCAGGGCGCAACTATTGACGGAGCGGCAAAATCAACTTCGGGCGGCGCGGGATATCTTCAGGTAACAGCGGAAAATATCGCAGATGCACAGGCATATGTTGAACATTCGTCAGACGGTTCCAGTTGGGAAACGCTAGCAGTTTTTTCAACGGCATCAATTGGTGCATCGGCTCAAAGGGTGGCAATTGACGGAGAAATCAGACGGTATGTCCGATCATCGGTAACGGCAACAACAAATGTAACTTATGGCACTGCATTATGCAGATTTTAGATGGGAGATGATTTTATGAGTTTTTTTCATGGCAAATCAGCAAAGTTTTTTATTGACAACTCAGCAGGATCTTTAACGGACATTTCCACAGGCATGAACGATGCTTCGTTACCGCAGGCAGCTGACACAGTAGAGGTAACCGGGTTTACAGACACGGCGAAAAATTATGTCATGGGCTTGCCATCTGCGAATGGTTCAATAAGCGGGTCATTTTCGACTACTGTCGATACGGTATTGGCGGCAATCGTAGGAAGCACAAATACAAAGTCTTTTGAATACTATCCGTACTCAACCGGTACAGGTGCGGTATTAAAAAAAGGCGAGTGTTTTGTGACTTCATATGATGTCAAGTCAGCTGTTAGCGGGGCAGTTACCTATTCAGCAAATTTAATTGTCAGCGGTGGCGTGTTGTCAACCGTGGCGGCATAGAGGGAGGATATTCATGTTATCAAGAGATGAAATTATCAATATTAAGGACTGCAAAGTTATAGCGGTGGAAATACCCGAATGGAACGGTACCGTCTATCTCCATAAATGGACCGGTAAGGATAGAAGTTTTTTCTTAAGCAAATCCATCTGTGAGAGTGATGATGGTGCAGGAGTAAACTGGGACAATCTTTTTGATAATCAAGTTTTGGTTGTAGCTTTGAGTCTATGTGATGAAAACGGAGCAAAGTTATTTACGACTTCCACAGAAGACCTTGAGGTTCTTTCATTGAAGGATGGGAGTGTAATTCAAAGACTTTATGAACAATCTCTTATTCTTAACGGGCTCGCTAAGAAAAGTCTTGGAGATGCAGCAAAAAACTAGAATCCTGCCCGGAGCGAAGATTTTATTTTGATTTAGCGCTGGAACTCCATATGACAGTGGGGGAGTTGCTGAACAGGATATCGTCGGAAGAGCTCACTGAATGGCGAGCGT